AAGTTACCCATATCCAAGAAATGTATCCTGGATGTGGTGTCCTTCTCTACATGCTGTGATAGGAATATTGGTATTCCATCGTAGGATCCAACTCTCGAATCGAAAGCCAGTCCAGCTTCTCCAGTAACTCCATTCATGCTACCTGCTCCACCTTGTGATAAGTTGTAGCTCCAACCCGATGCAGTACCATCATTCTGCATAAGTTGTTTGATGTCTTGGTAAGTGTCGTATCCTGTAAGTAAGATGATGTCATTGTAGTTGACTCCTGCGGCCATCATTTCCTGAATAACATAATCCATGTTAGCCAAGGTCATGTTCCTGTCGCTTCCACCTGCGGATGCACAAACGGCATCTGCCCATGCGGTAGCTGCTGAACGGTCAATACCATCATTTCCAGTATCCCACATATCACCATCGCTTGCTGTAAAACTCAAGTCTACTGTGTATTGATAACTCGAAGTTACTCTGTCCAGAGACTCGAACTTATTTGCTCCTGCTGTACTTACAAATGCTGGTGTGTCTACCGTTGTTAATAGCTGGTCATCAATGTAGTAAGCATGTGCCTCTGCATTTTCTTTTCGCATGAATGCTGCAAGGTTGCCCATTCCGTCATCTGCTTCTGAAAGCAGTTCTGCTTTAGTTGATATTTCCCAAGTGGTGACTACTTCTGCCAAGTTTGCCCTTACTTCAACAAGGTCTGGTTGATCGGTTGTTCCCAGTGCTTGCTACCTTCTGCGATACCAGTGGTCTCAGCGTGTCTGCCAGTCAATACTCTCCATCCAGATTGGGTCCATGGCTCTTTCTTCAAGAGCTTGAATACCTCTGATTGTGTATTCAACTGATTGAAAACCTTGGCCCCGTATAGGGTGTTGAGTCCTTCAGCCATACTCGATTCAGTTATCTGGGCTTTCTCTATGCCGTATCTCTTGGAGATACCTAACGTTCCGCCGTAATAGGCGTTTATATATTCTTCAAAATCCATGTTTAGTTCCTCCCTACTATTTCGTCAAGCTCTTCCCATGATTTTTCTACGTTCATCCAATCAATAGTCTCTGCTTTAGGAGTGTCAATTTTAGGAGCTGGTGTCGCCTTTTTACCAGCATATACGTTAAATCCGTATTTCTTAAGTGTTGCTAAGGATTTTTCAAGGGTATCCTTCTCTTTAGGATCGGAAGATTTCTCTTCTTCTTCCTCTTCTTCCTCTTCAGCTTCCTCTTCTTCTTCGGCTTCCTCTTCAGGCTCTTCCTCCATCTTGGATTCTGCCATGTCTGATAAATAAGCCATTACTTCCTTGAGTTTGCCGAGAGTCTCTTCCAGATCTTTGTGGAGTTCATCTTCCTTGTCAAGATCCTCTTCTCTAACTGGTTCTTCTAACGCTTCTGCGGCTTCAGGAGCTTCCTTGATCTCCTCAACCTCTTCTGCCTTTTCCGAACTGCATGTGCAAGTGGACATACCTCTACTTGGAACTATTAATATATAAAGATTATATTTATTTCGGAATCATCTTCCATGAAGGCTACTTGGCCCACTGGATGTTCCCATATCTAACCTGAATTGCATCCCCGATGTTTTCCCTGTGGATCCGTCAGGCTTCTTGTACGTTTGATCGAACCGTCCTGGATTATACCATAACTCTGAGCAGAACGCTCGTTTATCTCTAATCTGCTTTCGTCCTGGTAATCTTTCTATCTTCATTGCGTTCATTCTGCAATTATTAAACCATGTCACACCAGGTGTTTTCTTTTTAGTAATAAATGTACCAAACTTGATCATTCGCATTACATCATCTAATAGATCATTGGATTTCTTAAGTGAATCTGTCTTGATAACTCTTGGAGTACATGATTTCTTTATTGTCTTAAGTATATCATCCAATAGTTCGTTAGATTTACTGAATCTCCTTGCTTGTATGGCTCTTTCCTGCCTTATTGCCCCTGCTTTGGTGTCATGGCAACCCAATAGCTTCCGATCCTTCTTGGCATACAGACAATACTTGCCATCTTTACGTTCTATGATCTTCTCTATCTTACTGGTTTTCGCCATCGCTACTTCCCTTACTGTAGCGTCAGGGTTGGCAGGGCTATCCCCTACCCAAGAGACAGACCATAGATCNAGTTCGTTGATTTGATTGTGGCAGCTCTCCTCATCGCATACTTTCTCCTGNTCCATTGCCTCTCCCCTGATACTACTGGCTCCTTTTGAACCAAATTCTTTAATCTCATCCCATATCTTGTTGTGCATTGACAATTTGTTGTGGATCCCTACCCTTATCTTGATCTTCTCATCCTTTACCTTGTAAGCAAGGGGAAGTCCAATGGGCTGTTCCTCATGCCTGTATGAATATACTCCATACTTCATATAGAAATCCATNGCCTCTTTGATCGTATCTGTTGGGATCTTATCATTCTGTTTATCTATAACTGGAGAAGAAATATAAGTCTCCATTATTCTATCATTATACCATTCGGGCCTGTAGACTATCCAACCTGTATCGCCTTCGCTGTCTTTGAAGATAGTGCTTACTGCCACAATACTACTGTACCATTATTATTATTAAAGTTTTTTACTGTTTCGGAGAGAGACACACACCTTCATTTCCACTGGAGATTATTATAATAATAATAGATTAGTACAATAATAGCTAATAACCCGCCGTACCCCTCTTGTTTTTTAGAAAAAAAGTGCGGGACATTTTAGAAAAGTTCCAGTGGAAGCGAAGGTGTGTGTGTCTATGCCTTTCTACCGCTATGTGAAGTAAAGTCCCCTGCACTTAACGATGATTTAAGGTCAGCTTCTAATCTCTCTGCTAACATAAGTGCCCAGGTTTCTTTAAATTTAGGAGCATTCTTTACTACTGCCCTTCTGAAGTACGGTCTTGGCTGGATCCCTTTTCTTCTTATGTTCTTGGCAATAGCATTAGCCATAGCAGGACCGTAACCCAGTACACGATCTGTCCATTCTATTATACTTCTCATAAATTCCCCATCTCCAGTGGTTGCGCTGTGGGGGTTCGTCCCATATTCTATATGATGTGCATAAGGAACCGTTGTTCCTACCGTGTATCTTACAAATCCATTGGACAGTTCCCTGAACTCGTCCACTTCTACGGATTGTTTGAGTTTGCGGTCACTGGCTACTCCCTGCGGCCACGCCTGAAACATCTCACCAGATACATCGGCCTTGACATCCAGTGCGGTCTGCTCTATCGCATCTGCTGTGAGGAGCATGATCGCATCAGGCAATATACTAAAATCATTATTGACATTCCCCAAATTGGGATCAAAGTTCATTTCTATCTTAACCATTACTTATATCCCCTTACAGTATCGACATCATCATCACCGTATTTTTCCTTCCACTTCTTCTTGACGTATTCTTCTCCCTTCTCGTAATATTGAATACGTGCTTTCCTTTCCATCTGCTGCTTATGAATACGGGGTGCGTTCTTCCACTCCAGTTCGCTCTGACATTCCTGACAGAACCCACTACTGAGGATGTGAACACTCATCGCACTTAAACTGCATTTCCTACAGTGTTTCATCTACCTATCTCCTGATCTTTCTCGTAATCAGATAAACTATCCCACCAATCCCAGAACTCCTTGTCTATGGGATCTCTCTTCATCTTACCATCACCAACACGGTCCTCTGATTTGGGTGCAGTAACGCTTTCCCTGTAAGTGTCATATTGAAACTTGCCCCAATGGATTGCTGTAGCTGGATCAGTTCATCCAAAAACAAACCTCCTGCTGGAATCCTGCCACTCAACTCCTGATGCGCTCCGCATGTTCTACTGTCATTTATAATCTGCAAACCGTATTTGAATCTGTCGCCCAGTATCTCCTCGGCCTTCGCATATCCCCTGAATCTACCTTCGTTAAATACATTCAACATCTCGGTCCTGGCTATCCTTCCCAATTTCCACGCCTGAGTATTCGCCACAGCCCTTACCTGATCTACCATAGTAGACATCACTACCTCCAAAGCAGCCGCTTCAAAGATAACCTTGTTCATCTCATTATTCAGATCTCGCTCGAACTGACCCAACGCCATACCCAGAGGTCCGTTGTTCTGAAGGATCCTGATGTCGTCCAGGTCGTAGTCATCCTGCTCATAGGACTTCACCCCCAGTCCTGGAGCATCGGCAAACGCAGATCGAGCTCCATTGAGATAAGCGTCCGTCACATCATCCTCTATTGCCTCTCTCAACTGCTTTGAGATCATTATAGTTATGTCTGCTACGGCTGCCCTTAGATCTACTACGTTAGTGATCCCCTTGAGGTTCTGAAACTCTCTGGTCAGGACCGATCTAAGTTCTCGTAAAGCTCTGTCAATGTAGAGTGACGCTCGTTTGGCTCCTCTTCCTCCAGCGACTCCTGAGTACGCCTTAGAAAATCCTGCCTCACCGCTTCTGACGACTTCGGAATTACTAATTCTCCATCCTCCCCTAAATCCACATCAATACCTGAGTTCTGGAACTGGGTAATTATCTGTGCCTTTAGATTCATGTTATTCAAATATTGGGTCTCGTTCCTCTCGTTAATGTCATGGAACCGAACTGCCCAGGTCCTTATGCCCATCAATCTCAACAACGGTTTGATCAATCCTAACTCTATGCAACGCTGTGTCTCCCTGATCGTCCTGTCAAAGATGGTGATCTGCTCTCCTTCTGAATTCAACCCACCGACCCCCGACATATCTCCAACCACTAATGGCATGACACCATACGCAGCATTGATGTCGTTGTTGATCCGTTCCATATATGGCAACATCATCAATTCATCGAAGTTGGGCATGATGCTGACAAACTTGGCCGTGTTGGTTCCTTCCTGGCTGCTTATTATCGGAATAAAGTTCGGGTTTCTTCTGGTCTCCTCTGCTATGTACTCTCCTAACCTGTTAAGTGAATCCTCATTGTGACCTGGAATATCAAGGAATCCTTTGGGCGGCCTTTCCAGTCTGTAAACCTTGTTCTGTAAATTTTCTATCGCCAATGCCGTTTCTATCTTCTTGGAAAGCCCTATTATCGGAGATTGCCCATACAATCGTGCCGTTGAACTGTACTTGTTAAAGTGAATTATCTCATCCCTCGCAAACGGGATCTGATCCCCGTCCATATCGTAGAAGTAAGCCATCGGAACCAGCTTCGTGCCAGTATCCTTGTTGTGAGTCCCACCCATGAACTCCCTCGTCAACGGATC